GGGTCCCCGAGGGGACCCCCTGGGTGGCAGTTGCCACCCACTTAGGTGCTTGTTTGCTAGGGCTCCACTTGCAGTGCATTAAACCACAAGTAGAATTTTGACCACATATGGAGCTATCTATGAGCGATTCTTTGCCGCGAGTTAAAACTCGTAAGCGCGCCGAAGTAACAGATACATTTTACTTCGATGTGCACTGGTCTGATGGGCGAACGCCCGACCCCGGACCGGGGTCATTCCAGTCAACGAATCGTCAGATGACAACATCTGAAGGTCATACCTGGCCTCCTCCTAAGAGGAATGGAAAGATTCAGCGTGACGTTGGTGGTAATTTCTACACCGAACGTGAACGCGTGAGGATCTCACCCGGATGGGTGGATTATCACGGAACTTTTCCAGACGGCGGCACGAAGTACGTGAGAGGTAGTTCTTACTTCCCAGGTGACGTGCCTTTTATCTATGGTAAGCCAACCGATGCATCTCTTGATGCAAAGGGTACCACTGCTATTGCTAGAGTGGAGCCTACCAGAGCCGTGGCAGACGTTTCAGTTCTTCTCGGGGAGTTATTCCGAGAAGGACTTCCGTCTATGTTGGGCCTCGAGCTGTGGAAGAAGAAAGCTGAGCTAGCACGTGGTGCTGGTTCAGAATACCTCAACTATCAGTTCGGTTGGAAACCTTTGGTTTCCGAAGTTCAGAATTTCGCCAAAGCTGTTAAGAATGCAAGAAGCATTCTAGGACAGTATGAGCGAGATGCTGGACGAATGGTCCGACGCAAGTATGATTTTCCCATAGAGAAGGAGATCGTGGACAGCCGTCAGTTTTTCAGTAATGGAATTCCGATGACTAGCCATGAAAACCTTGGTGGGCGCAAGATAGTAAAAACTGAAACCCTGTATACCACGAAATATTGGTTTGCAGGAGCTTTTACGTATTTTATCCCCAAACATGATGAACTATCGCAAAAACTGGATAGTTATGTTCAGTATGCGGATAAAATCCTAGGCCTCGAAATTACACCCGAGGTACTATGGAATCTTGCACCATGGAGCTGGGCGGTCGATTGGTTTTCGAATGCAGGGGACGTGATTCATAACGCCTCTGCCTTCAACCAGGACCACCTTGTCATGCGGTATGGTTACATTATGTGTAACCAAAAGGTCACCAAGACCAACCGCTGGGAGAATACCACTGATATCAATGGTAATTCTTCAGCCGGATGGTGGGAGTACTCTTTCGAAAGGAAGATCCGCCGAAAGGCTACACCATATGGATTTGGTGTAAATCTTGGTAGTCTTTCAGATTACCAATGGTCCATTCTTGGCGCGCTCGGGATGACCCGAGGCCCAAAACTGTTGTAATGCACAACAGAACGAACCACGTCTCTTGCGGTAATCTGCCGCTTGAGTCCCAACATAAGTCCAGGAGTTCCCTGTGTATGCCGATCCTCAGACTGTCACAATTAATGCAGTCGCCCAGACTCTTCCTCGAACTAGCGCAGGTGTAAACACCGGCCAGTTCAAGAAGGATGATGGAACCGTTGTCCTCGGAATCTCTCACCAGTATGGTAAGAGGATTCGTCGACAGGCCCGCCTTGATCTTTCCAAGATCGCTGCGGACCCTCTCGTCTCTGCCGTCAACATCAAGCATTCGATGTCGGCGTACCTCGTTGTCGATACTCCCATTACTGGGTTTACCGTCGCCGAGGCTAAGCAGGTCGTAGACGCTTTGACTGCCTATCTTACCGCTTCTAGCGGTTCGAAGGTGACTCAGCTCCTCGGTGGTGAGATGTAACATCCTCATCACCTTGTGGCCTAGCTGAACTGCGTACACAGGCAGGATCTATTACCCCCTTATGGAGGAATTAGTGAAAAGCCTGTTGCAGCTCTGGCATCATATGGCCGCAGATGCGGCTATTAGATGTTGTGCAAGCACCGATCGCGATATTAAAACTGTCGTTGATCGCGTTGAGCACGAGGGGTTGTCGTTTTTGACGATTACCCTACCCGAAATTTCGACTGGCCTACAAAAAGGCTTAGAAGAAGGTTCGGTCAGCCCTGTCGACTTTCCTAGTTTTAGGTGTCGGCAAGCATACCCTCTATTTCTAGGGGGCCTGTTTGGCCTCGTGTTTGACGGCGATAGTGGTCGTCTACTCGATGATCCTAGCATAGATGCCATCCAGATGATTCGTCAGCTTTCGCTGGCATTTCAGAAGGTTGAAATCGAATGCTCGGAGCAGAGAATTGCCAAGGCATTTCTCTCTTATATCGAGTGTGAGAAGGAGGTGCGGGATAATGACAAAACTTGGTCAGGTGAAGACTTGACCAGGTTTAAACGTATGTCAGCTATCCTGTTCGGAAATGTGTTCAATTCGTTGAACATGGAGATTGATAATTTCAATCTTTTCCCGAAACATGGTCCTGGTGCCACTGCTGAGCGTGTATATGGTAACACCAAATATACGCAAACAGAGTGGCCAGATCGTTTGGAGCGTGTATTTCCATTCCTGGAATACGCCCTTCCGAACGTTAGATACTATAAGTATCTGGACCAAGTCACTTTCCTCGAACCCGGGCAGGAACGACCCGTAAGGGTCATTTCTGTTCCTAAAACGCTCAAGACACCCCGAATCATTGCGGTTGAGCCTGTTGCGATGCAATATATGCAGCAGGCGCTGTCAGCTAGGCTTTATGCTTTGCTGCCAGAGGCAACTTGGGGGATGATTGGATTTACTGATCAGGAAGTGAATAACTCCCTTGCCAGACTCGGATCGATTGAAGGGTCGCTTGCGACTCTCGATCTCTCAGAGGCATCCGATCGCGTCTCGAATCAGCTCGTTCGTAACATGGTTCAGTCTTGGCCTAGTTTATTCAATGGCCTTGATGCAACCAGATCGCGAAGAGCAGATATACCTGGTCACGGCGTCAGACGCGTGGCCAAGTATGCTTCTATGGGTTCAGCCCTATGTTTCCCTGTGGAGGCCATGGTTTTTCTGACCTGTGTCTTCTTAGGGATTCAAAAGGAGCTTAAACGCCCACTAACAGCGAGGGATATCAAAACCTTCGCTGGTCGTGTACGAGTGTATGGTGACGATATTATCGTCCCCACACACTGCACCGCTTCTGTGATTGCGGAACTAGAGCTTTTCGGAGCTAAAGTTAACCGTCACAAGAGTTTCTGGAATGGTAAATTCCGGGAGTCTTGTGGGAAGGAGTATTTCGACGGACATGACGTATCAATTACGCGTGTTCGCCGGATGCTCCCCACGTCACAGAAGGACGTTCAGGAATGTGTCTCTACCGTAAGCACACGTAACCTGCTTTATAAGCAGGGAATGTGGGCCACGGTGAGGTATCTCGACAGCTTCCTAGAGGAAACTCTGGGACATTTCCCAGTTGTCGGAGACACATCCCCAATGTTGGGTAGAATCTCGTTCCTGCCAAACCGTCATATCGGCGGTTTTGTGGGTCATCGGCTCCATCCCTCCCTACACCATCCTATGGTGAAAGGATATAGGGTTATAAGCCGCATTCCAAAGAATCCTTTGGACGATATTTTCGCCCTCCAGAAGTACTTCTTGAAGGATGCAGACTTGCCATCTGTTGACGAGAAGCACTTGGAACGTTCAGGACGTCCTCAAGCCGTCGACATCAAGCTTGGGTGGGGCCCCCTCTTTTAAGCGGAGGGGGTATGGTTTAATGAGAAATACTCATTGCCATTAGGAGACCACTGTGTCTCT